GCCCAGAGCGCCACCGACGAGCAGTTCGCCGCGTGGGGCGCGGCGCAGCCCCGTGTGACGGCGCAGACGGCGGGGTCGCTGACGGTCAAGGCGGCGGGCGCTGTGCCCGCGGTCGATATTCCTGTGGAGGTGATAATCGTATGATTCAAATAGAGGGTATTTTTGTGGGCGGCAGCGCCATTTCCGCGCCTATCATCGGCGAGGACTTCAATTGGACAGGTGGAGATGGAACTTACCAGGTTATTGAAGGAAAACCTTGGAAAATTAAGTTTTTAAGTTCTGGAAATTTTACTCCATTAAAAAATATGAATATAGATGGATTTCTAGTAGGCGGCGGTGGCGGCGGGGGAAGATCCTATTGCGGATCTGGTGGTGCAGGATATACTGCGACAGGAAAATCTATTGTATTAATGGCTAATACAATTTATCCTATTGTAATTGGAGCCGGAGGAAAAACTGCCACATCGAGTTCGGTCGTTAGTTCAGATGGTGGTAATACTACTGCGTTTTCTTTATTGGCGGAAGGAGGAAAACATTCTCCGCAAGGTGATGCAAAAGACCATAGGCCTGGCGGGGCAGGCGGTTCTGGTGGGGGCGGTGAACTTGGTTCGAGTGGCAAGGCAGAAGGCGGCACGGATGGTAGCGACGGCGCGACGGGCAACACCGCTGGCGGCAAGGGCCAAGGCACTACCACCCGCGAATTTGGCGAAGCAGACGGCGACCTGTACGCTTCCGGTGGCGGCAGTAATCTTACTATGAGCATCCCAAATTCAGGTAATGGTGGATCCTATTATAATGGTACTACTATAGCAGCAGCTGACGGTATAGTCATTATTCGCCAACATAAGGAGGAAACTACATGAGATACGCCATTATTCAAGATAATATAGTAATTAATATTATAGCATTGAGAGATACTAATGCTAAAGATTTCCCTGGTGCGGTGGCGCTCCATGACCGTCCGGTGGGTATTGGAGACACGTATAGTGAAGGAAAGTTCTGGCGGGATGGCGCGGAGGTCTTGACCGCCCAGGAAGAAATTGAGCAGTACAAGGCGGCTTTGCAGACGCTGGGGGTGGTGACGGATGAGGACTGACATCATGGCGCAGGCCCAGGCCATTCGGGCCAGTATGGATGCCGCAGCGGTGGTGCTGACGGACGCACAGGCGGCGGCAGCGCCGCTGCTCTACCGCCCGTGGGACGGCGAGGGGGTGGCCTATGCTGCGGGAGACCGGCGGCTGTATGGGGGATGTGTCTACAGGTGCTTACAGGCCCACACATCGCAGTCAGGCTGGAACCCGGCGGACGCGCCCAGCCTGTGGGCACAGGTGCTGATCCCCGACCCCGCCGTCATCCCCGCGTGGCAGCAGCCAGACAGCACCAACCCCTACATGACAGGCGACAAGGTGACACACGGCGGCAAAACATGGCGCAGCACCTGTGACAACAACGTGTGGGAGCCAGGTGTATATGGATGGGAGGAGGTCTGATATGTGGCAATATGTTATTCCGGCCATCAGCGCCATTGTAGTGGCCGCCCTGACCAGCGGCGGCTTGTGGGCGCTGGTAGCCAAGCGGGCCGACAAAAACGACGCGGAGCGCAAGATGCTGGTAGGGCTGGCTCATGACCGGATCGTGCATCTGGGTATGGTGTATGTGCAGCGGGGGCACATCACGCAAGACGAGTATGAGAACCTGAACGACTACCTCTACGCGCCTTACGAGAAAATGGGCGGCAACGGCAGCGCCAAGCGCGTAATGGAGGAGGTGCGCCGCCTGCCCATCCGAAAGGGGGAACCGGCATAGCACACGGAAAGCGCACGGCGAAAAAGCCAAAGTTGAAGAAGCGGACAAAGTTCACGATCCTTGCAGTTGCCAATTTGACGTGGTACTGCATCGCCGTGATCGTGGCGGCGTTTTGCGACAAGATGGTGCCGGACACGCTGACGGTGGCGTGGTTCAGCGCATGGACAGTTGAGTTGGCCCTGCTGGCAGGGATCAAAATCAAAACGAAAGATGAGGTAATGTCATGAATAATCTGAGTTGGGTTGAAATCGTAGTAAGCATTTTGAGCGGTCTGGCCGTGTGCATTCCGCTGGTGGTCAAGCTGGTGCAGACCGTCAAGGCGGCTGTGCAAGAGAAGAACTGGCCTCAGATCGTGGCCATCGTGCTGGATCTGATGCAGCAGGCAGAGGGGCTGTTTGCCGAAGGCGCGGCCCGCAAGGCGTGGGTCATGGCGGGCGTGCAGAGCGCCGCCAAGAGCGCCAATTTCCCCTATGACGATGTAGCGGCACAGAAGGTCAGCGAGATGATCGACGCCATCTGCGCTGCGGCGAAGGTGGTCAACGGCGAGGTGAAAGCGGATGCAGCTGATTGAGAACTTTCTAACGCTGAACCCCTGCTATCATGCCAACATGGCCAACGCCGACGACCGGTACACCACGTTCCAGCGGCGCGGCCCTCAAGGGCTTGTACTGCACTCTGTAGGCTGTGCCCAGCCGTCGGCGCAGGTGTTCACCAAGAAGTGGAACAGCCCCAGCTATGACCGGGCCTGCGTCCACGCGTTCATTGATGCCAACTCCGGCGCGGTGTATCAGTGCCTGCCGTGGAACTTCCGGGCATGGCATGTGGGCGGCTCCGCCAACAACACCCACGTGGGCGTGGAGATGTGCGAACCCTCCGCCATCAAGTACACCCCCGGGGCCAAGTTCACCATTACAGACAAGGACAAGGCGTTCAAGCAGTGCGAGACGGCTTATAAGGCCGCCGTGGAGCTATTTGCCATGCTGTGCAAGAAGTATAACCTTGACCCGCTGAAGGACGGCGTGATCCTGTCTCATTATGAGTGCGGCAAGCGGGGCATCGGCTCCGGTCACGTTGACCCGGAACACCTGTGGACGGGGCTTGGCATCGGCTACACGATGGCGGGCTTCCGGCAGGATGTGAAGAGAGCCATGAGCGGCGTCACGGTTGTGCCCACCACACAGCCCGCCGCGCCGGTGGTCGAAAAGACCGTCACCGTCAAGGTTCGGCAGCTGTCCCGAGGCATGGAGGGCAACGATGTGAAAACCCTGCAAGCGGCGCTGATCGCCAACGGCTTCAGCTGCGGCAGCGCCGGTACCGACGGCGACTTCGGCGCAGGCACGGAGGCGGCGCTGAAGAAGTTCCAGACCAAATATTCTCTGGGGGCTGACGGCATCGCCGGTAACGGCACGTGGGGTAAGCTGCTGGGGAAGTAGTGCCCAAGTTGGGCACAAATCTGAGCGAGGCGTGAGGCTACGATCCGCCGTCCTCCTCCTCCGCGCAAGCTCCGCAAGCTCACGGCGTGGGAATCAGCATGAATCCGACACATCGTGATATCCGGGCAAAGTTGCAGTCTATGGCGCCCCAGCGGGCGGTGAGTTTCATCGCCGGTCTGGGATTGCCAAGCGACGAAGCATTTTTCCTGATCGAGTGCGACGTAAAAGGCAAAAGCTACGCACAGCTATGCACACAACATTATGTTACGCCGGAATACATCAACCGGCGCAGACGACGCGCTTACGGAAAAATCGCAGACCATATAAAGAATTTATAGTCAAAAGACCAAACAATGACCATTTATCGGCCATTTGTTTGGTCTTTTTTCTTTTATACTGGAAGAAGCAAGGAGGTGCGGACATGAGCAACAGAGAGCGATTGATCGAGTGCGGATACACAGAGGAAATGGCAGCGGATATTTGCCGACTGTATGAAAACGACGAATCAGGTCTCTCTATGTTTGTCCACATCATCGAACTGTTTTTCGATGACAGGCAGGAATATGTATAGCTATTTCAACAAAAATCCACGAGGCAAAAATGTGGGGGACTGCACGGTAAGGGCAATCTCAAAAGCCACAGGGAAAGAGTGGGGCGAAACGTACCTTGCTATGGCGGTGCAGGGTTATCTGGAAGGGGATATGCCGTCGGCCAACGCAGTGTGGGGTGCATATCTGCGGCGAATAGGCTACCGGCGGTACATTGTGCCGGACACTTGCCCGGATTGCTACACGGTCGGTAGGTTCGCCGACGACCACCCGGAAGGGACGTTTATCCTTGCGCTATCTGGGCACGTCGTGTGCGTTCAGGACGGCGTGATTTACGACAGCTGGAACAGCGAAAACGAAATTGTTTTGTATTACTGGCAAAAAGAAAGTGAGGCGTAACAATGGCATTTAACTCGTATTTCAACCCTTATTACCCGCAGCCGATGCAGGACAACCTCGCCCAACTTCGGCAGCAGCAGATGCAGACCATGCCACCGCAGCAGATACCGCAGATACCGCAGATTCCGCTCATGCAGAACCCGGTAGCGCAGGGCGGCGTGCAGTGGGTGGCTGGTAGGCCGGAGGCGGAAAACTGGCTGATCGCGCCTAACTCCGCCATTGCGCTGTGGGACAGCACGGCTCCCGTGGTGTACCTTAAACAGGCCGATGCAAGCGGCAAGCCGACGCTCAAGACGTATGACCTTGTAGAACGCCTTGCAAGCGCCTCTGACGCGCAGAAAACTTACCCTCCGGAATATGTGACCCGTAAAGAGTTCGACGCGCTGGCGGCACTTGTGGGCGAAATAAAGGGGAAGAAGAAACGCAAGGTGGAGGAGGAAGAGGACGATGAGTAACAATCCGTTTTTCAATGCGTTGGGCGGCGGACAGATGCCGGGGTCGATGAACGGCTTTCCTCAGCTTTTGCAGCAGTTTAAGCAATTCAAAGCGAACTTTAAAGGCGACCCAAAAGCGGAAGTAGAGAAAATGCTACAAAGCGGCAGAATCTCACAAGACCAGTTGAACAAGATACAGTCAATGGCGAATCAATTTCAGGGGCTTTTCAAGTAATCAAAATCGTGGCCACGGTTTGATATAAATATTTTTTCAAAAGGAGTGATACTATGTCTCTTTCCTCTGACGGCACCATGCTGACTATGCCTGTGGCTCCAGCCAACGCCGGCAACGGTAACGGCTTTGGCTGGGGGCGGTGATGGCGCGTGGTGGATCGTGCTGTTCCTCATTTTCGCTGCGTTCGGCGGCTGGGGTAACGGCTTTGGCTTCGGTGGCGGCGGCAACGGCGTGATGGACGGTTATGTTCTGACCTCTGACTTTGCCAACATCGAGCGCAAACTGGACGCGGTGAATAACGGCATCTGTGACGGCTTCTACGCCATGAATACCGGTATGCTGAACGGCTTTGCCGGTGTAACACAGGCCGTAACTAGCGGCTTCTCCGCTGCGGAACTAGCGCGCTGCAATCAACAGGCCGCTTTGATGCAGCAGCTGACCGCCATGCAGATGCAGAACCAGGAGTGCTGTTGCGAGAACCGGGCGGCTATTGCCCAGGTTCGGTACGACATGGCGACGCAGGCGTGCGATACCCGCAACACGGTCAACACCGCTGCGCGTGACATCATCGACAACCAGAACCAGAATAGCCGCGCTATCCTTGACTTCCTGACGCAGAGCAAGATGCGCGATCTGGAAAGTGCCAATCAGGAGCTGCGCCTTGCCGCTTCTCAGGCTGCACAGAACAACTACCTGATTTCCCAGCTGCGCCCTTGCCCCACCCCGGCTTACATCACTTGTAATCCTTGGTCGGGCAGCAGCTATGGCGGATGCGGAACCGGTTGCGGCTGCTGAAAACTGCATAGCATCAGCTGTTCGGAATTTCCGAACTGTTCAGCCCCGTGCTGATACTGACACCAACGCGGCGGGGCTTTGGCTCCGCCGCTGTATTTTTTGAGAAAGGAATGATATAAATGGCAGAATTTACTTCTGTGGCAATTCAGACTGTTGCCGCCAGTCAGAATGTTCCGCTTACTGAAGCTGCGGTCAATAGCAAGCCTTGCATCGTTCACCGTCCTGGCGCTGGAATTGTAACGTTGCGGGGTTTAACCAACCAGTGTAAAGCCCGATTCCGCGTCGCTTTTGGCGGCAACATCGCTATCCCCACCGGCGGCACGGTGGAAGCGATCAGCGCAGCTCTGGCGATTAACGGTGAACCGCTGAACAGCGCGACAGCTATCGTTACGCCTGCGGCGGTGGAAAACTACTTCAATATCTACGTCAGCACCATCGTGGAGGTACCGCGCAACTGCTGCCTAACTGTGGCAATGGAAAACACCAGCACGCAGGCCGTCAGCTTTGCCAACTCCAACATGGCCGTTGACCGAATTTCTTGAAAGGAGCGATAACATGAGCATGAAAGCATTAAACGACATCCGGGATATGCTGTGCGAGGAACTAAACGAGCTGGCCCGCAAGGGCGAGCTGGGCGCCGGTGATCTGGAGATCATCCACAAGGCCGTTTCTTCCATCAAGAACATCGACAAGATCGAAATGTACGACGGCGGCTATTCCCGCAGCGGCGATTGGGACGCCGACATTCGCGGCACTTACGGGCGGGGCAGTTCTTACCGTGGCCGCCACCGCGATTCTATGGGCCGCTATAGCCGGGATGACGCCCGTGAGCATATGCGCCGCCAGCTACAGGACATGATTCGCGACACCGACGATGACAACGTGCGTGAAGTTCTTCGGCGCTGCATGACGCAGATGGAGAACATGTAAGGGGGTGCGCCCCCGTGATCGACGAGAAGGAAGTGCAGCTATGGATTAGTAGGCTTGAAACCGAAGAATCCAGCTGGAGCAACTATGAAAAGCTAGCCGCGTTATACACCATCGCAAATCAACACAAAAAGGTAAGCCTTTCGGAAATGCCGGTCATGTACTCCGCCGCGCCCGCTCCGGAAATGCAGTTGGTAGGCGAGTACGGCGACAGCCCGTTTTTACAGGCGGTTGCCAAAGTGTCGCCGGAAAAGGCGTGGGGCGTGATGGATGAGCTAATGGATGCGCTGATCATTTCCAATAGCCGAGTATACAACAGCGTGATGGCAAAGCTGGGGCGGTAAAATTGTTAGTAATTTGCTAGCTACCAGGTGAAAACACGCAGGAACAAGGAAACACTTTTTGAGAAAAACTTGCAATATTGCCGTGTATTTCTGAAAAATATCAACTTGTTCTCGACTTTTGATTGCTGGCTATGCCTTTTAAGCAGGGTGTCCGGGGTTCGAATCCCCGACGGGGCACCAAGAAAATCCTCGTAACCATGCGGATTACGGGGATTTTTCTTTTTCTGCTATTTTTGCTTTGTTAGTAACGCGCTAGCAACCGCACCAACCAGCGTTTCGGCGTCAATGTGGGTGTAAACGTCGGCGGTGGTGGCATAATTGGCATGGCCAAGAATTTTTTGCAGATATTCAGGGGCAAGACCTTCCTTGACTGCGCGGGTGGCGTAAGTGTGCCGCGTGGCATGGGGGGTCTTTCTTTCTATCTTGAGCTTTTCCAGCAAGGGGTAATATTCCCGCCTGCGGAAATTGGCAGGGACTTTTTGCCCTTCGTAACCAGAAATTAGCAAACTGCCGTTTGCTTTTTTTGCAAAGTATGCAAAATATTCTTGCCCTTCTGGCCGGATGGGGATAATGCGGTTTTTGCCCGCTTCCGTCTTTTCGCCGCCGATCACATAATCGCCGTGATAATCTTTCAGTGGTAAGTTGAACAGTTCGCCAATGCGCATGCCGGTGGCAAGGAGCATGAGGATGATCTTGGCGGTATCGCTGCCGTCCTTTTCCAGCTTTTTTATCTCGGCGGCGGTAAACACGTCCTTTTCTTTTTTGACGTTTTCCGGAAGCTTCACAAACCGGGCAAAGTTGGTGGTGCAAATCTCCTCCCGCACGGCCCATGTGGACATCTGGGTAATGAGCTGCTTGTACTTGTTGACGGTGGAGTGGCTTTTGCTCATGTGCTGGTCGATCACAGCTTGAAAATCGGCGGTGCGCAGACTGCGGAATTTCTTATCGTGCAGCGGTTGAAAGATCACATAAGCGCGTTCGTAAGTCTCAATGCCCTTTTCACCAATCTCACGGTAATGCTCCGCTTTCCACTCTGTAAAGACTTCCGCGAACGTCATGTTGTACCGCTCATCCAAGTCCTTGCCGGAAAGCTTTTCCAAGGCCGCAAGAGCGTCCGTTTTCTTCTCGTAGTATCCGACGATGACCTTGTTTTTCGCGGCCACCCACGGCCTTGTACGGCGGCCTGAGAGCTTATAAACAGTCCCTGCTCCGTTGGGACGCTTCAACGCCTTGCGGGGCGCTGTGGCCTGTTTCTTGCCGCACCAGGGGCAAAACACCGCGCCGTCCGGTATTTCTTTTTTGCAGCTCTTACATTCCACGTCTATTTTTCCTTCGGTGCAATAAATTTACCGTATCGCAGGGCGCTCAAAAACGCAGATACGATCACACCAGCGCCGACAGCCAGCAGAATGATGACGATCCACGCCAAAGTGCTGGCCTGCTTGCCCTGAATAAGGCCGACGTTGGGCAACTGATAGTCAAACGCCACATAGCCGATTAACGTCATTAGCAAAACCACAGCAAGGACGGAGATACTGTAAAGCGATATTCGCATACGCTTCTCGGTCTTGGAAAGCTGTTCTATCCGTCCTTCCAGATTTGCCATTACCAGCTCCGCTTTGTGATCGCGTTCCATTTGTTCTATTTGATCTTCCGGCAGAACATCCGGCGTGATGCTAAAATACTTGTCCAGCGATACACCACAGGCCCGGCATATGTTGCCGGAGTTATTTACAGTTGGCGTTTTGGATGTAGATGCAAAAAAGTTTTGCACACTGGAAAGCGGCACGTTGGAATTGTCTGCAACGTCCTGATTGGTCATTCCTTGTCGGTCTCTGGCCTCTCTGCATATATCCTGTAAAGACTTGCTCATTTTCTGCTCCTCTCCCCATTGTTGGGTAGGAAATACCCGAATGTCGGCATGTCTAGTTTTGTCGAATGCCCGTCTTCGGCATTGACCTACCCAAGTTGTTGTTGCTACCCTGTTTTTGCACGGCGGGCATGGTGGGTGCCCGTCGGGAAAAGCCCTCCGCCGTTGTTGCGGAGACGGCGGAGGGCAGTTTGCATTATGATTTAGATAGGCGGACGGTCGTTGTTGTTCCGAGGGCGGAAACCTCGTAGCTAATGAAGCCATCGCTATAAGTAAACGCCTTTGTATCGTCCCCACTGGCAAGTATCGCCATTCCGGTTTGCTCTGTGTCGTTCTGGGAATCCCAAATATACGGCTCCGTTGTATCGGTAGGCGGGACGAACGTGCCTGCCCAATAAAGCGACTTTGTATCGCCGTTATCCATGACCCAGTAAACCGTGATATCTGTGTTTGTGATAACGGCCATCTGCCAAGCATCTTCTGAATTGCTGTTTGTCTGCGTCCACTCTCCCGTTAAATCGGGCGGGGAAGGCGGTGTTTCTTCCGCTTGTTGCGCGGCCTGCCCAGAACCCCCACACGCCGCCAAAACAAGGATGTATAAAATCAATCCGGTCATCAAGAACCACTTTTTCATTTTGCAATCTCCCTCTTTTAAAAAAATTTTTTCTGCTGCGTTTTGCGGTAAAACAACCATAACACAGCAGCATAAACTATATCAAGGCGGAAATTGTCGAACTCGCACACAAAATACCCGCCACCAACAAAAACGATGGAGGAAAAACGAGATGAACGAACAGCAAGCAGCAAGATACATATCGCAGCTCACTCACGAAGAAAAGCTTATCCTTGACGAGATGCTAAGAGGCCTTGAACAAATGCGTCAACCTTCTCCATCTCGTCCGGCGTCAATTGAACAAGACGCTTGATTAAGGACATATCTAATTCGCGCTCACCGGTTTTGGTGAGCGCTTTTTTTGCGCCCTGCGAAGCTGCGGGGGCATCGCCGTAGAGGAGGTATTCCACGGGAACGCCAAGCACTAAAGCCGCTTTTTGCAGCTTTTTAAGGCTGGGACTATGCATTCCAGTGTTCCATTGTGAATAAGAACCGGAAGAAATCCCGCTTTTTTCATAAAAGACTTGTTTCGGCATCTCTATTTCTGCCAGACGAATTTCAATTCGCCGCAAAACGGATGAAGTGTCAATTTGCATAAAAAGTACCATTAAAATTTAGCAATATTTAACCCTTAACAACTCTAAGTTTTTATTGACATTTAGGAAATACTTAGGTATACTTAAACTTGCAGAGGACAATACAAAACCAAGCCCCCTGCACTTAGCGGACTGCGGAAAATATTAAGGGTTGTTGGCACTTCCATAATACCACAGTTTGCTAAGTTGTCAAGTAAAACTTAGTTTTTGTTGATTGCGGAGAGGAGGAAAAGGCGAAAAGAAAAACACCCGCAGTCCGTTTGCGGGCGTTTTCCTCCCAGATTTGTTACCAGAGTGCGCTGCACAGACTGTTCACCGGCAATCCTTAGCCGATGGCCAAGCCGTCATTCTTGCGGCTCGGAAATGCCAGTCTGACGAAAAACGGACTTCCGTTTCTGTGACGCACCGCTCACTTTGGCAGTTCTGGGGCAGCCTGACCCTATCGCATTGCGCCGGTACTTCGGTCTGGAACGGGCAAAGTCAAAAGGTTGGTCAAAAAGTCCACCTCCTTAAATTTGCCGCAAGGGCTAAAGGCAGTATAACAAATTCCCCCGCCACAGTCAACGAAAACTAAGTAAATGCAAACTGGAGGTGAAAGAATGAGTTTTCGCAGCGCTCGATTGGCCGCTGGTCTGAGTGTCAAGCAGGTAATCGAGAAACTAAAGGTGACGGATGCGGCGGTTTACATGTGGGAGACCGGCACGCAGGCACCGAGAGCCAGCCGCTTGCCGGAGATCGCCGAGCTGTACGGCTGCACGGTGGACGAACTGTTGAAGAAAGACGAATGACAAGGAGAACGAATGATGAAGTACAGCAACCCCGAATATCAGGCGCTTGAGCGGGAGTTTCTGGCCCGGCCTGACACTTTGTGCGAACACAAGAATCCTCTGGAATGCGATTGCAAGAGCTGCCCGTGCCATGACCTGTGCGAGCAGCTGTGCAATTACTAAAAAAAGCGCCCCGTTCGGTGTGGGAGACCGAACAGGGCGAGGAAATGGAAACACAATCCCTTGTGTTTGCCCTATTGTAACACAGGGGCGAAAGAAAGGCAAGAGACATGATCGAAACATTGAGTTTGAATCAGACGGCGGAGTATTTGCGCGGCCACGGCTTTAAGATCGGAAACGTTGTGCTGGCAAACGGACTGGAACAAGGCAAGTTCGAGTTTGGCTTTTGCATCGTCAACGATCAGGGCCGACGGTCGTTCCAGATCTTCCGGGCGCTGCTGGACAAATGGATCGCAGAAAGGACGGTGTAAACATGATCGCCTACATCATGATCTATATCGGAGCGCTGACCGCGGCCGTGCAGTTCATGCACCTGATCGACCGGCTGGAGGGGCGGAGATGAGTGCCGGACGCTCCTATTATGAGGAACATAGGGAGCATATCACGCAGTATATGCGGGAGTACCGGGCCGTCAACGGGGCGTTTATCGCGCAGAAACAGCGGGTGCGGTACGCCGAGAATCAGGCGAAGTTTGCTGAAAGCCAGCGCTGGATCAAGAAATCCCGCACACGGATGGGATGGTCACAGCGAGGGCTTGGCGAGGCGGTAGGCTGCGGCCAAAGCTCCATCGCGCGGCTTGAAAGCGGTGCACTTCCGTTGGAGCGGTTCCGCAAGCGGGACAAGCTGCTGGAGGTATTGGGAAAATGAGCGTGATGATGGAACACCAGGTGACACCGCAAAGCCCCTGTACGCCGGACTGTCCGGACAGAAGCGGCGACTGCATGCTGCACTGCTCCCACGGGTACGCCGAGTATCGGGCGGCGCGGGACAAGGTGTATGCCGCACGGGCCGCAGCTGCCGAGGCTTCGCGGGACGCCAGCGCCGGAAAGCGGAAAGCCTCCGCGAAAAAAGCCCGCATGAAACACAGACACAAGAGATGATTTTGCGGGTAACGCCCGCTGAAAAGGAGGAATTATTTTGCAGATCGAAAACCGAGAAGAGGCCCAGCGGTCTATCTTGCAGATGTGCCGGGGCGCCTTTCAGGAGCGCGTGGACTACGAAATGCCGCACCTGATGGAAAACATCTTCGACCCCAACACAGCTGCCAAGACAAAGCGCAAAGTGACCATCACGCTGGAGCTTTGCCCCGACGACACCCGCCAGAACATTGTGGTCAACTGCTTGGTCAAGACGACGCTGGCCCCGTCCAACCCCGCTACCACGATGCTGTACGCCGTGGACGAGCATACGGTGGTGGAGATGGTGCCGCAGATTCCCGGCCAGATTGCCGTTGACGGCAGCGAACAGGAAGCACCGGCCCGCTTGAAGCTGGTCAATTTCGAATAAAAAAGGAGAAAGAACCATGTTAAAAGAAGCCATTGAGAAGATCGAGGAACTGGCAAAGCCGATCATTTTGGACAAGGATGGTTGCACCTACGCCGTGAACAAAGACGGCGAATCGCAGGAGATCATCCCGGAGGCGGTCTATCAGAGCTGCCTGTCTCTGAACAGTCTGGACGCGCTGGTGCAGATGGTCAGGACGGAGGGCGTCAGCGTTGATCGCTGTGCGGACAAGCTGTATCTGTCCGTGAAGGATCACATGACCGTGGCCTGCTTTGGCCATCCGCAGAAGGACTTGCGGGAGGAGCGTATTTTCTACTACGAGGCGCAGGCAAAGGACGTTCCCGGCTGGGACGGCGAGGTGAAGATGGCCTTTGACAAGGCGGCTGTGGCCTTGCAGACCCGTTTTCAGGATGGCGGCGACCGCGATTACACCCTGACACTGCTGAGCCAGATCACCTGCGGCGCGAAGGTCACTTACAACGATATCGGCGTGGCCACTACGGTCGTGACCCAGAAGGGCGTGAGTTTGCAGCAGAACAGCACCATACGCCCGCTGGTGAAGCTGCGGCCTTACCGCACCTTTCAGGAGGTGGAGCAGCCGGAGGGCCTGTTCCTGATCCGCATTGACGAGCGGGGCATCACTTTCACGGAAGCGGACGGCGGCATGTGGAAGCTGGCGGCCCGCAAGACCATCAAGGCATATCTGGAGGAAGCGCTGAAGGACATGATCGACGATGGCCGTGTGGTCGTGATGATGTAAGTAAAAAAAGCCCCGGCGGAGCTGGCACTCCGTCGGGGCGGGCAAAACCCTTGAAAAAGATTTTACAGGAACAGTTTACCGCCCTTTGGGGCGGATGTCAAGGAGAAACGTATGTACCGATGCAATGAGACCGGGCGGGAATTCGAGGAACCCCGGTATGATCCCGATTTTTGGGACAAAGGCCACGGGGCGAAGGTGTGTCCCTGCTGCGGCGACACCGACTTTGAAGAGGCCTATCCCTGCGATATCTGCGACAGCTATTCCAGCTGGGATGAATGCGGTTTTGTAGAGCACTACCAGACATGGTATCTCTGCCCGGACTGTCGGAGGATCGCCATCATCAACCTGTTTGAAAAAGGCGCTCAGGAGCTGGGCGACACGGAAGGGGCTTGGCTGGACGATGTGCTGGACGGCAACAGCTGGGCGGATTTGAAGAAAATTTATAAGGAGGCAAAGAAAAATGGCACTGTTACCCTTTGAAGAACTGATTAAGGTCGATGTGAGACCCTTCTGCGAGACGCGGAAGGCCAAGGACGACAACGGAAACGTGGTGGATATCCCCTATCTGAACTGGGCCAAGTGTGTGAAGCTGCTGCACGAGAACGGCGCGAAGGACGTATGGTTTACGCCCCGCGTCTGCCCGGAGACAAAGACCTATCTGTGGCCGCAGGCGGACGTGACCACCCGGAAGGGCTACAAGACGCAGTGCTGGTTCGTCAGCGTGGAAATCCACATCGACGAGCTGGTGTTCAACATGGACACGCCGCTGCTGAACGGGGCGCTGGTGGTCTATGAGGACACGCTGAACCAGCTGCGTATTTCCAACGCGCAGGCCCGCGCCTTCGTGAAGGGCGTGGCGCTGCGAACGGGACTGGGCTTTGACCTGTGGGCCGAGAGCGGCGACGGGGACGACGGCGAGGACGATCTGAGCCGCCACAGCATCTGGGCCATCCGGGAACGGCTGGAGCGGGCTATTACCGCCAAGGAAAAGGCGGGGCTGGATCACAAAGACCTGCTGGCCGCCCTGCGGATCAACGACAAGCAGCTGAACCAGCTGATGGGCTACTTCGCCAAGCTGGACGGCCTTGAGAAAGCGGTGAGCAAGCTGTGATCCACGATCAGGACAGGAGCGGGTGGTTCGGGGCCAGCGACACGGCTACCATCATGGGATCGTGGGAGACGGAGACGTTCCGAAAGTGGTGGGCGGTGAAGCTGGGCATCCGGCAGGATCACTACACCAACGCCGCCATGCAGGCGGGCACGGCCTATGAACACAAAATCCTGGACGCGCTGGGGGTAAAGACCCATGACCGGCAGATCAAGGTTTACGCCCTGCGGCTGCGGGTGAACTACGACGGGGACGATGCCCAGACCGTTACGGAGGTCAAGACCTACAGCAAGGCTCCCTTCAAGGTGAGCCGCGCCTACTGGATGCAGTGTCAGGTGGAGATGTTTGCCAGTGGGTGGGGCCTGCGGCGGCGGAAAGCCTGCCGGATCGCGGCCTATCCGGTCGGCGAAGCGGAGAAGCAGAACTTCTTTTTGCCCGTCGACCCCGGCAGGATCAGCCTGTGGCCCATCGAGTACGATGAGACGTGGGTGGAGGAGAAGTATCTGCCCCGCCTGCGGTATCTGGCCACGTGCCTGAAAACAGGCCGGTGGCCCCGAAAGGAGGAAGTGCCATGCAGCAGGTGACGGTGGACGCCGCACGGTGGCTGCGGGACGGCGACGGGTCGTGGCTGGCCTTCCGGGTAGGCAGCGACAAGACGGCTATGGACGTGTGCGACAGCCTGAAAGCCGGGAAGGAATACAACCTGACGTTGAAGCGCAAGGGCCGCAGTCTGGACGCCAACGCCTATTTCTGGGTGCTGGTGAATCGGCTGGCGGACAAGCTGAAGATCGAGCCGGAGGGCATCTACCTGGCCTATATCCCGGATATCGGCGGCGGCTATGAGGTGGTGCCGGTGCGGGAGGATCGCATTGACGCATGGGAAAAGGTCTGGTGCAGCGGCCATATTGGCCGGATGATCGAGGACATGGGGCCGTGCCGCAACATCAAGGGCTATCACACTGTCCGGTCTTACCTATCTTCCAGCGATTACGACACGGCTCAGATGTCACAGCTCATTGAGTTGGTGGTGGCGGACTGCAAACAAAATGGCATCGAAACTATGACGCCCAGAGAGCTGGACGCGCTTGTGTCCCGGTGGGGCGAGGTGAGCGTATGAGCGCGGCGAAAATCTACACCGCCCACGGGAAGTCCCTGACGATGCGGCAATGGGCGAAGGAACTGAATCTGCCGCAAAAGACGCTGCGGAACCGGCTGGACAGGGGGTGGACGTGGGAAGCGACCTTCCGGCCGGGGAAGCAACTGCACCGGGGCGGCACAACGGGGCCGCGCCGCACTGACCACACGGGAGAGCGGCACGGGATGCTGGTGGTTGACCACTGTCTCGGATCGGGGCCGGACGGGCCGAAATGGCTCTGCGTGTGCGACTGCGGCAAGACGCGGGTGGTACTGGCGCGGAATCTGAGAGGCGCATACAGCTGCGGCTGTAAGGCGAGGAGAAAGGCAGACCGCCGCCCCGGCCATCCCCAACCATGCTGGACGTGCCGGAACTACGCCGGAGGGTGCAGCTGGTCGCAGAAGTATCCGGAGCCTGTGAAGGGCTGGGACGCGACCCCCACCACGAAATATCAGGGGAATGCGGGCGAGGTCACATCTTTCGCCATCCATTACTGCCCGGAGTATGTACCTGACGGAACGGAGGTATTGATGAATGGGTGAGAGACGGTGTTATTTCTGCCGCAAAAACGGCAGCGCCGACCCGCTGGAGCGGCACCATGTGTTTGGTGGGAACCACGCTGACCGGAAGAAAAGCGAGAAATACGGCGCTGTGGTAGACCTGTGCGGCAATGCGTGCCACCGGAACGGAGAACACGCCGTCCACCGGGACGGGGACGTGATGCGCCGCCTGCGCCGGGAGTTTCAAGTGAAGATCATGCAGGAACAGGGCTGGACGGAGGCGGAGTTTATCCGGGCGTTCGGCAAGAGCTACTTATAGGAGACCCTATGACACAGTGTGAGAAAATCCTGCGGTATATGCGGGACGTTGGCCCCATTACCCAGCTGGACGCGGCCAAGGAGTTTGGCTGTTACCGGCTGGGCGCGAGGATCTGGGATCTGAAGAAAGCGGGCCACGCCATCCGGAAGCGGACGGTATCAGAGAAAAACAGGTTCGGCGAGAGCGTGAGCTTCGCCGAGTACAGACTGGAGGATAAGAAATGCTGAATAAGATTTTCATCATGGGACGCCTGACCCGCGATCCGGAGCTGCGGCGGACGCAGAACGGTACGGCGGTGGCCGGGTTCGCGCTGGCCGTTGACCGGGATTTTAAGAACGCCGACGGCACCAAGGAGACGGACTTCATCGAGGTGGTGGCATGGCGCAGCAGCGCCGAGTTCGTCAGCAAGTACTTCACCAAAGGTCGTATGGCCATCGTGGAGGGCCGGTTGCAGATTCGTGACTGGACGGACAAGAACGGCAACAAGCGCCGCAATGCAGAGGTCGTGGCCGACAACGTGTACTTTGGCGACAGCAAGAAGGAGGGCGATTCCTCCGGCGGCTACAAGGCGGCAGGCAAGGCCGTGGACGTGGAGCCGGGCGAGGGAGAGTTTGCCGAGGTCGAGGACGAAGAAGATTTGCCGTTTTGAGGTGGTGTCACGATGGCAAGAAACTACGCTGCACTCCCCTATGATTATTTAGAGGAGATGGAAGCACTCAACGATGCAGAGTTCGGTCGGCTAACGCGGGCATTGCTGGCATACAGCATGACGGGAGAGCAGATAGCGCTCTGTGGCAATGAGAGATTTTACGCTAAACGCGTGATGGCACAGGAAGATCGATTCAAGGCAAACTACAAGGAAGTGTCCGATGCAAGGCGAGAGGCTGGAAAAGCCGGAGCTGACGCAAGATGGCAAAATGGCAAAGGCATTTTTGCCAATGGCAAAAATAGCAAAGCCACTGATGCTAATGGCAAAAATGGCTATACCGAAACCAAAACCGATACCGAAACCAATGCTCTGCCATCTAACGATGGCAAGAGAGATATGCGCGAGGCGCGATTTATCCCACCATCCATTTCCGACGTGGAGCAATATTGCCGAGAAAAAGGCTATCACATCAACGCAGAGCAGTTTGTTTGCTTCTATGCACAAAAGGGATGGATGGTAGGCAAAAACCGCATGAAAGACTGGAAACGGGCTGTTCAAGGCTGGGAAACTCGCTGGAAGGATGAACAGAAGAACGCGAAAAGCGGATTTTCGTATGACTACGGCAATACGGAGGGCAGTTTATGAACGCAGATTTCATCATCGACAGCATTGCGCAGAACGTTGCGCAGGACTGCGATGTTCTGGACTACGAGAAGGACGGTCTGCTGTATTGCGGTCATTGCGACACGCCGAAGCAATGCCGTATCGACATTGCTGGGACGGTGCGGATCGTCAAGTGCCAGTGCGCCTGCGCCGCCAGAAAGTACGAGGCAGAGAAAAAAGCGCGGCAAGATCAGGAACTGCGCCTGCGCATTGAAACGCTTCGCGCGGACGGCATACGCGATAAGAGCCTTACTGGTTGCCGGTTTGACGGCGCTACCATGACGAACGAGCTTGCCAAGTGCAGGCGATACGCAGACCTATGGGACGAGATGGCGCAGAGCAACAGCGGCTTGCTGCTGTGGGGCAACACGGGCAATGGAAAGACCTTCGCGGCGGCCTGCATTGCAAACCAGTTGATCGACCGGGGGATTCCCGCCATGATTACAAGCTTTCCGCGCATTCTAAGCGCCGGATATGACAAGCAGGACATCATTGACCAGATGCGCTATTATCCCCTGCTGGTCATTGACGATCTGGGTGCGGAACGGAACAGTGATTATGCGCTGGAAACGGTCTACATGGTCATTGATGAGCGCTACAAGGCCAAGAAGCCATTGATCGTGACCACAAACCTGACGCTGGACGAAATCTGCAAACCCAAAAATATGGCTTATCAACGCATTTATGACCGTGTGCTGGAAATGTGCGCACCTTTGGTATTTCGCGGTGACAGCATCCGGCGCGGCAAGGCGAAGGAACAGCTCAGTTTCGTCAAGTCGGTTTTGGAGGGAAGCCATGACATTTGACCAAGCCAACCAGATACATACCAAGCGCCTTTGCCCTGTATGCATCGGAGAGCTGGAGAAGGATAACAACATCGTTCAGCCCACGCGGGAACAGCGTTTCGACCCGTCAAAAGATCGGTGGGAGCCGGGTATCTGCCAACGCTGCGGGCAGCAGCGCCGCATGACGAAGGAGCGGCGGTATATCTTCAACTATGAAGGATTTCGGGAAAGGGGGCTGGAGCGTGGGTAAGTACAACGCGAAAAAGGCCAAACGCGGCAACCTGACGTTTGATTCTCAGGCAGAAGCACGGAGGTATGATGAGTTGATTTTGCTGCTGCGTGCCGGTCAGATCAGGAACTTGCAGTTGCAGAAAACATACTGCTTGCAGGAGCCGTTTACCGGGCTGGACGGGCAGCGTGTGCTTGGCGTGGACTACAAGGCAGATTTTGACTATGAGCGCAAAACCGCGCCGGACAGGTATGGCAACATTTGCTGGCTCCGCGTCACCGAGGACGTGAAGGGGGTAAGGACTGAAAGCTACTCTATCAAGGCCCGAATGTTTCACGCCAGATACGGCTATGCCATTACGGAGATTTCAGCAAGAAGATATCGATAAGGAGAATGAAAAATGAAAGCTTACAAGGGTTTTGACAAGAATTTGCAGTGCAGAGGTTTGCAGTATGAGATCGGCGGCACGCAGGAAGTTGACAAAGTGAAGCTGTGCAATCAGGGCTTGCACGCTTGTGAAGCGCCGTTGGATGTGTTCAGATATTACGCGCCCGGCGAAGGAAGCCGGTATTGCGAAGTGGAAATGGACGGCGTGAGCGACGAACGTGGAGATGATAGCAAGCGCGTTGCCAAGAAGCTTACGGTGGGCGCGGAGATCGGCATTCCCGGTCTGGTAAAGGCTCACGTTGAGTACGTCAAGGCGCATACCACAATGGAACATACCGACCAGAAAGCAGCCACCGCAGGCGCTTACGGCGCAGCCACCGCAGGCGATAGCGGCGCAGCCACCGCAGGCGATAGCGGCGCAGCCACCGCAGGCTATCGCGGCGCAGCCACCGCAGGCTATCGCGGCGCAGCCACCGCAGGCGTTAGCGGCGCAGCCACCGCAGGCGCTTACGGCGCAGCCACCGCAGGCGATAGCGGCGCAGCCACCGCAGGCGTTAGCGGCGCAGCCACCGCAGGCTATCGCGGCGCAGCCACCGCAGGCGATAGCGGCGCAGCCACCGCAGGCGCTTACGGCGCAGCCACCGCAGGCTATCGCGGCGCAGCCACCGCAGGCTATCGCGGCGCAGCCACCGCAGGCGTTAGCGGCGCAGCCACCGCAGGCGCTTACGGCGCAGCCACCGCAGGCGATAGCGGCGCAGCCACCGCAGGCGATAGCGGCGCAGCCACCGCAAAAGGATCTGTTTCTGTTGGCGAAAATGGATGCGGCCTTGTTCGCGGTAACGATGTGAAGATTAAAGGCGGTCTTGGTGCTGTGCTGGTGATCTGTGAGGAAAACGCGGACAATTGGGACATCAAAGAGTGGAAAGCGTTTGTCGTAGACGGCACGGACATCAGAGCGGACACTTGGTATAAGCTGGTAAAGGGCAAGTTGGTGGAGGCTGAGTAATGCTGCCGATAAATCAGCCGCTGACGAATGAAGCGGCGAAGAAACTGATGGCGCTGGACGTGCAGGACAAGGAGATACTGACCTACGAAAAACTGGACGAATGGTACACCGCATGGGGCGGACAGTGCTACGTCAGTTTCTCCGGCGGCAAGGACAGCACGGTGCTGGCGTATCTGGCGGCGCGGTATCTGTCGAGCTTCAGGACACCGCCGTGGGAGCTGAACTTGGTGTTTGTGAACACGGGGCTGGAATACCCGGAAATCCAGAAATTTGTGAACACATACGCGGACTGGCTGCGGCGCGAGTTCCCGCGCGTGACCGTCAACCTCCACCGCCTGCGTCCGAAGATGAACGTTCGGCAGGTGGTGCGGAAGTACGGGTACAGCATCGTAGGAAAGAATGTGGCGCACAGAATTGAAACTGCGCGGCGATCACCAGAAAGTCGTAGCATGAAACTCTTGCGTGGGGAAGTCTTGCGTTCAGATGGCGAAAAGAGTATGTACAACTGCGAAAAGTGGGAGTATTTGCTTTCAGCTCCATTCCTCATATCAGACAAGTGTTGTGAAATTATGAAAAAGTCCCCATCAAAGAGCTATGAGCACCGAGCGGGTGTCAAGCCCACGACGGCAACAATGGCGGAGGAAAGTCTTCTGCGGATGCAAAAATGGCGCGAAACCGGCTGCAACGCCTTTGAAGGGAAGCGCCCCTTATCTAAGCCCATGAGTTTTTGGACGGGGCAAGACGTGCTGCGGTTTATCGTGGACAACCAACTCCCATACGCCAGCGTGTACGGCGACATTGTGGCCAGCGACGGCGAGAACGACTACGGCGCGACGCTGATCGACTGCAAGCTGCACTGCACAGGATGCCAGAGGACGGGCTGTATGTTTTGCGCGTTCGGTGCGCACCTCGAAAAGGGCGTCAACCGCTTTGAACGCATGAAACTGACGCACCCGAAGCACTACCAGTTCTGCATCGGCGGTGGTGCGTTCGACACGGATGGGCTGTGGAAGCCCACGAAAGACGGTCTTGGTTATGCGCGGGTGCTGGACTACATCGGAGTGAGGTATTGAGATGGGTAAACAGCATTTGAGCAGGGATGACCGCATTTTCATGCGTGGCAAGCTGCAAGGCACACGGGAGAATATGGACATGGTGGCGATGGTGCTGATGGACAAATGCGGCTGGCACGTCCAAGAGGAGACAGCGGACAGCCGGGACACGCAGAGCATCGCGTATCTGTATGAGTGCCTGGAAAAGCTGGCAGAGGAGATCAACGAAGGCCGCATCAAGCGCAAGCACATCAAGGACGTGCTGAAGGACGAGTGCGGCGTGGTGTTTGGAGATTAGGAGGTGATTTAGGTGAAACATTTAGGCGATATTACGAAAATAAATGGGGAAGAGATTGAACCCATTTGGTGTATTACAGGTGGTTCACCTTGTTAGACAGGATCTATCCATCGCCGGAAAACGCGCCGGACTGGCGGGAGCGCGAAGCGGCTTGTTTATGGAGCAGGTGCGCATCGTAAAAGAAATGAGAGCGGAGGACAAACGGAATGGACGGACAGGTGACATGGTCCGACCTCGGTTTCTCGTTTGGGAAAACGTGGTCGGAGCATTCAGCAGCAACAGAGGAAAAGACTTCCACGCCGTGCTGGAAGAAATTGCGCGTATCGCAGAACCAGGATTTTCTTTATCTGGACTGCCGAAAAAGTGGAAATGGACAAAAGCAGGAGCCATTGACGGTGATGGGTGGTCTATCGCTTGGCGAACTCACGACGCTAAGGACTGGGGAAAAACCATCCGAGACAGCCGTACAGGAAATGTTATCCGTCTGGGGACGCCACAGCGTCGCCGAAGAATCTCGGTTGTCGCAGATTTTGGAGGAGAATCCGCTGCCCAAATACAATTTGACCGCGAAAGCGTGTCTGGGCATCCTGCGGAGAGTGGAGCGGCGGGGGAAGGATCTGCCGGAGCGGCTGAAAGCGGTGCTTCTTATGCAGTCCGCATCAGGGGGGGCTGTGACGGAGGAGGAAAAGGCGCGTTAGTGCAGACAGAGAAAAGCGGAACGCTGGGTACGGGCAATGACCAGGCGATTTTTACGCCCACGCCTATAAACCTGATGGTGGCTACGCGCTGCAAAGCGTTAGGGCGCGGAACAGGATTTGGCGTAGGAGAACCGGGCGACCCAGCGAACACCATTTCTGCCGCACATTCGCACGGCGTATTTGCAACGGCAATTCCCATCAACGACAAAGCCACCAGATGGCAGGGCGGCGGAGAAAGCCGCAACCACGATGGAAGCGGCAACGGTCTTGGCATTGGGAAAGAGGGCGACCCGTCTCCTACACTGACCGCTGGCGACCGCCACGGGGTAATGTGCATGAATCCGTGGGACGCGCAGAGTGCGCGGGTGTACGATCAGGATGGCGCATGGCACAGCCTGAACGCCAACGAGAACGGCGGCATGGCACGGGACAGCGTATTGTGCGCCGGGTTTAAGCTGGGCAATAGTGAACAGGCGCGGAGCATCGGCTATCAAGAGGAACTGTCTCCTACACTGAACGCAGAGTGCGGCGGGAATAAGCCCGCAGTGGTGGCGCTGGACATGACACACGCCTGTGACGTCATCCGCGAGTGTGGGGAGCAGGCACCCAGTTTGCAGGCGAGGATGGGCACGGGCGGAAACCAAGTGCCGCTTACATACCAGATGAACGGGTTTGGATATTACCGCGCCGCCGAGGTTGCAAGCAGTTGCAAGCAACGGGACTTTAAGGATAGCACAGATCTTGCCATCACGCACATGGTGGTGCGCCGCCTGACACCGATGGAATGCGAACGGCTGCAAGGATTCCCAGACGGATGGACGGATATTGGGGATTGGGTTAAAACAGATAAACGCGGGCGCGAAATAAAAGTGAAAGGAAGTGCGGACAGCCCACGGTACAAGGCGCTGGGCAACTCCATCGCCCTGCCCTTCTGGGACTGGATGCTGCGGCGCATGGCGCGGTATCTGCCGGAGGACGCGACGCTGGGTAGCTTATTTGATGGCATCGGAGGGTTCCCGCTGATCTGGGAGCGGATACACGGCAAAGGCACGGCGCGGTGGGCAAGCGAGATCGAGCCGTTCCCCATCGCGGTGACAAAAAGATGGGTTGGGGAGGAATGACATGACAAGAGATGAGATCGTGACCGCGCTGCGGTGCTGTGCATTTAACGGTGAAGATTCTTGCGAACACTGTACAGAGTGCCCTGCGGCGGGCGATGATTGCGAAAGTGAATTGCAGTTTGCTGCCGCTGACCTGATCGAGAACCAGCAGCGGGAGATAGAGGCGCTGCGGCAGGCCAATGAGGGGCTGCGGCAGGCCAATGAGGGGCTGCGGTTTAATCTGGCGGCGTTAAGTACGCCGGAGGGAAAAAGATGAAAGAGATCATCACACTATTCATCACTGTATTTGGCGTATCGTTTGTCGTAATTTATAACATTTTTGGAGGTAAAAAGTCATGAAAAAAGGTATCGCTATTGCTGTTTCCGCCGTGCTGGCGGTGCTTGTTGCTGTTTTCTGCATCATCTGCCTGACAAGAATCAAGGTGGGCTATGTGGGCGTTGTGTATTCCGCAAAGGGCGTGGAGCAAAACACGCTGACACAGGGCTGGCATTGGCTATCACCATTGAAGCACGTCAAGCAGTTTCCCGTTAGTCAGCAGCAGATTGTTTTTTCCGACGATCCATCTGACTACAACACAGACGAACATGCAGATTGGCATATTGATGCCACTGCCAACGGCGGCATGGTGGGCATTAATCTGACGGTCAACTACAATTTCCTGCCTGACCGCGTGGTGAGCCTGTACGAGAAATTTAACGGCATGGACGGAGAGGCCATTGTAGAGGGTCGCGTGCAGAACAGCATTATCGCCTATGTGAAGGAAGTTACCCCCAGATTCTCCGTTATGGACATCTATTCCGACAAAAAGTCGGAGGTAAACAAGGCTATTACCGACTACCTGAATGAGAAACTCAGTACAGAGTATGGTATCAACGTGTCCAGCGCCCTGATCATTGACGTGGAACTGGATTCTGCATTGCAGGAAAAGGTACGGGCAAAAGAGCAGGCCAAGCAGGATGCAGAGATCGCAGAACTTGCCAAACAGACGGCGGAAGCGCAGGCGGAAACAAATCGCGTTATCGCTGAATCTGAGGCTGCTGTAAAGATCATTGAGGCGGAAGCTGAGGCAGAATCCAACAAGACCATTGCGGAATCCATTACGCCGGAGCTAATCCAGATGAAGGAAGCGGAGGCGCGTCTCAAGCATGGCTGGGTGACTGTACAGGGCGCTGATACGGTGGTGACCGCAAAATGATGCTAGACGATAACGCAATTTGTCAGGCGGCGCTGGAAACCTTCGGGAAGGAATTACAGGTGACAATGGCCATCGAGGAAATGAGCGAGCTGACAAAGGAGCTTTGCAAAAACAGCAGAGGGCAGGAGAACACCACCCACATTGCGGAGGAGATCGCCGACGTGCAGATCATGCTTCAGCAGATGGTGATGCTGTTCGACTGCGCGGGACAGGTGGAGACATTCTGCCGGTACAAATTGGAGCGGCTGGTGGGGCGGATTGAGGAGGTGAGGCGATGAGCAGTAAACAAACCATCATGCAATTAGCCAACGAGGTTATCAGGTACCTAAACGCCTGTGCCGATGAGGCCTTTGTTGAAAGCGTCTTGGAGTGTATCAATGACGGCGTGGAGTTCGGCGAGGACGAGATTAGGGAGGTGGAGTGATGGCGAAGTACATTGACCAGTCTGTAGCGATTGCGCGGCTGACCCATATAGAAGTGACAAAGCCCACGGCGACTATGACGGATGCCAAACGTGCGCTTGCGGATATGTTTCCGGCCGATGTGGAGTCAGTGGTGCGGTGCCGCGATTGCCGCAAGTTCAAAACATACGCTTGTCGGATGGTTGCCAGCGGGTATGACGATTTCTGCTCATACGGTGAGAGAAAGGAGGAATAGCGTCATAAAACAAATGAAACCAACGACAAATGACCGCATTATCGCCGCAGCGTGGGTGCTGCTGATACTGGCGGCGGCGCTGGTGGTGCTGACCGGCTTTTCTGCAAAGGAGCCGGAGCGCGAGGAGCGCACGATTCTGGTGATCGAGGGCGGCCCACACGAAGAAGCATACGAAGCCCCGGACGAAGCGGAGAAAAGCGCGGAGGCGGTGATTGCCGCCATCGGCACAGACCGGGAGTTTGAGACATTCGGCTACGACGTGACGCGAGTTCTCCAGATCGTCACCGCAGAAGCGGGGAACGATGCCGACCAATGCCGTGGCATTGTACAAGCCCTGCTTAACGCTTGCAATCGCCACAGGAACCGCTACACGCCGGAGGACGTATGCAGGGAGTATCAGTATACCACCCCGGCAAGCTGGGTGTCTGACGCGGCGCGAAACGCCTTTTGCGAGGTGTTTGTGTACGGTGAGACATTTACCGACATCGGCAATGCGACGGTGTTTTATAATCCCCAGATCGCCGGACACAGCGAATACCACGAGGGGCAGATTTACGTTTGCAGTATCGGAGATGTAAAGTATTTTGAGGAAGTGTAAATGAAAAAAATTGAATATATCAAGAAGCAAGACGCAATTGACGCTATTGTTGCAAGCAACCGCAACGTAGATGTTGATGGGTTGACTGCGATAATGAAAGTCTCGCCTGCCGTAGTTTTGTGCAAGGACTGCATTTTTTGGGAAAAAGGAACGAGGGACGATGGTTTTTGCTTTAGCCGCTATGTGGTGTGCGGAAGCTTGACGCCGCGCAGAAACCCCACAGACTTTTGTAGCTACGGAGAGCGCAAAGAGCCAAATGTGTAATGGATAAATGGATTATACGCGACAAGTCCACAGAGGGAAAAGATTGGCCCAAATGGGCGATACGGATCGAGTGCCCCTACTGTGGCCTTGTGACGGGCAGCAAAAGCAATTACTGCCCACAATGCGGAAAGGAGTTGATACGGCGTGAACCAAGCTGACATCGACCGCCAAATCAAGGCGCTGGATGAGGCGAAACAAACCATATTGGCGCTTTGGGGGCGCTATCAGGCGAGGGATAAGCTTGTGGATGAACTGGAAAATGAAATCTATAAACTGAAATGCAGCAAAAGTGTTTAATTAGAATAACTACTTTAGAAAATCCGCGTTTTTGCACTATAAACATTGCAAAAAGTGTGGTACAATAGTTATGAGGACGTGCAGCCTTACAACACCTCCATTCGTTTGTTTTAACTGCATTCATTTTTCATTCTCCCTCCTTTTTGTGGCCCGTCGTTGCACGGCGGCGGGCACACACGGCATTGTAGCTCAGTTGGAAGAGCGCACGGAGGAAACCGCCACCGATGGACGATGCAGGGTTCGATTCCCGCCAATGCCTCCACAGTCCTGTAGGACATCTTTTTCCTTTCAACCGCTTACCCGCCAGCGGTATATGACGGGTATACGCCGGACTGCGTGAGCTACCCCACGATCAGGGGCGGGAGGTCGCGCCTCCCATCCGGCCACAGTGTGCCGACACATAGAAAACGGCTGGCCAATACGGAGCCTGTAGAGACAGAATCCGCGACGAAAAAAGCGGTGCGGCACTACCGTGGGCAAGTGGCATAGCGTCCCGCCCGAAAGTGTGCCAGAACATTGAAGCGGTAGGCGCTCCGCCATGCGTTTACCGTGGAGTTCCGAAGGGTTGTGCGTATTCCTCAAGGCTGATAGGCGGAAGCCGAAAGAAAACGCACTATATGCGGCATAGGTGCCCCGTAAGGGGAGACCACAGCGAGTGACGGGGGCTTTCCCTGAAGCGCTAAAGCAGGGCAGGACTGCAATGCCGTACCAGTCACACAAGCGGGCGAGGAAGCGCGAGAAGTTAAGTGCACACAAGCTGTGGCCACAGCGGCGGACAGTTAATCCGCAAAAACAGTGTGCGGCTGATGAAAAGGCGCAGCGCGGTGTGATTGCGCTGACAGACCGCTGTATGGGATGCGTCTCAAATAGTCTGCTTACTGCAAAGGATTTCGCCGTGGTGGATGCTATGTATGCTTGCGGGGCACATAGCTCACGGCGGGAACATATTAGGTGAGGCGAAAGCCGGGTACAGACGTGCCAATGACAAAGGCCAGTGGTGGGAGGCCGGTGCGTCAGACAAAGGAGGCCACATGGAAGTAAAAAACAAGCGGCTGTCGGATATTATTCCGTATGCTGCAAATGCCAAGAAGCACGATAGACGGCAAATCAACAATGTGGCCGAAAGCATTAAACAGTACGGGTTCGTGCAGCCGATTGTAATTGACCGCGACGGCGTTATCGTAATCGGGCATTGCCGCGCTCTGGCAGCGCAGAAGCTAGGTATGGAAGAAGTACCGAGTGTCTGCGTGGACGATCTCACGCCGGAACAGGTGAACGCCCTGCGGCTGGTGGATAACAAGAGCAACGAGAGCGATTGGGACTTTGACCTGCTGGCTGATGAGCTGCCGGGGCTTGACTTGTCTGCTTTTGACTTTGATTGGGGTCTGCGGGATGAACTCGACACGTCAGTGGTAGAGGACAACTACGATCCCGTTTTACCGGCAGAGCCGAAGAGCAAACTGGGCGATGTGTACCAGCTCGGAGACCATCGCCTTATGTGCGGAGACAGCACGTATTTGACAGACGTACAAAAGCTTGCGGGGGGGGCACAAATGGATTTGTTGCTTACCGATCCGCCTTACAATGTGGACTATAAGGGCACCGCCGGTAAGATCAAAAACGACAACATGGAAGACACGGCATTTAGGCGGTTTTTGACGAATGCATTTTTTAACGCAGCAATGGTTATGAAGCCTGGCGCACCGTTTTATATTTGGCATGCTGATAGAGAGGGGTACAACTTTAGGGGCGCGTGCAAAGATGCGATGCTTCGCGTGCGCCAGTGCTTGATCTGGGTAAAAAATTCGCTTGTGATGGGAAGGCAAGACTTTCAGTGGAAACATGAGCCTTGCCTGTACGGTGAAAACGAAATTGAGGACGATGCTCACGAGCCGTGCCTTTACGGATGGAAAGACGGGCACAAGCACTATTTTTTCAAAAACAGGAAGCAGACCACGGTGCTCAATTTTGATAAGCCGGTTAAGTCTGCGGAGCACCCAACAATGAAGCCCATCAAACTGTTTGATTATCAGATGCAGTGTTCCAGCAAGCCGGGAGAAAATGTTCTTGACCTGTTTGCTGGTTCCGGCACCACCATTATGGCGGCAGAGCAGAACGGAAGACACGCATACTGCATGGAGTTTGACCCAAAGTATGCCGATGTAATTATTGATCGCTGGGAAAAGTTCACGGGCAAAAAGGCGGTGTTGATCAATGACGATTGAGGAAGCACAGGCCATAATGCAAAAAACAACCAGTCCCTACTTGAAGCGGGACATGGAGAAGTTTATCAAACGCCAGCGGAGAAAGGAGGGCGCGTATGGCAAGGCCAAGAAAGGAAATAGATCAGAAGCAGTTCGAGAACCTCTGCGGCCTGCAATGCACGCTTGAGGAAATCTGCGGCTGGTTTGACGTGACTGATAAAACACTGGATAGTTGGTGTAAACGCACTTATCATGCCAGTTTTTCCGAGGTATTTAAGCAAAAGCGCGGAGCGGGGAAAATTTCACTGCGCCGGAGTCAGTGGCGATTGGCTGAAAAGAACGCGAATATGGCCATTTGGCTTGGCAAGCAGTACCTTGACCAGAAGGATATTGTTGAGCAGAACATCAACACAGAAGGTGTCAAGGTGATAATTGATGCCTGACATCCGCCTGTCTGAAAAAATCGGCTCTGCGTTCTACGACGTGGCTCACGATGTGTTCCGCCACGGTCATACGCACTACGATTTCAGCGGTGGGCGCGGTTCTCTGAAATCCTCCACGGTGTCTGTACTCGTCCCCCTGCTGCTGATAAACAATCCGGGAACACACGCGCTGGTGCTGCGTAAGGTGGCAAACACGATCCGCGATAGCGTCTATGCGCAGTATATCTGGGCAATCGGTGAGCTGGGTATGGCGGCGTACTGGGAAGCCAAGGTTTCCCCGATGGAGCTGATTTATAAGCCGACGGGGCAGAAGATCATGTTTCGCGGAGCTGATGACCCCATGAAGATTAAGTCTATCAAAGTCCCGTTTGGCTATATCGCCGTGACTCACTTTGAAGAGAAAGACCAGTTTGCCGGACGTGCAGAAATCCGAAACATTTTGCAGTCGACCATGCGCGGCGGCTCGGTGTTTTGGAACTTTGAGAGCTATAACCCGCCGATCTCTCGCGACAACTGGGCAAACAAAGACAGTTTGGAGGAACGCGCTGACCGCCTGTGCCACAAGTCAACGTATCTGCAAGCGCCGCCTGAATGGCTGGGGCAGCAGTTTATTGATGAAGCGGAACACCTCAAGGCCACGGACGAGAGAGCGTACCAGCATGAGTATCTCGGCATTCCGGTCGGCACGGGCGGAAATGTGTTTGAAAATTTGGAGCTGCGAGAAATTACCGACGAAGAAGTTTCGCAGTTTGACCGCATTTATAACGGCGTTGACTGGGGGTATTTCCCCGACCCGTGGGCATTCAACCGTTGCTATTACGACGCTGCAAGACGCACGTTATACATTTTTGCGGAAATGACCGCAAACAAAAAGAGGAACAAAGAAACGGCTGATATGTTGCTTGATTATGGCCTGACCCGCGATGACCTCATCACAGCAGACGGCGCAGAGCCTAAGAGCGTTGCGGACTATCAAAAATTCGGCTTACGCTGCATTAGCGCAAGAAAAGGGCCGGGAAGTATTGATCGCTCTATGCAGTGGTTGCAGGGATTATCAAGCATTGTAATTGACCGCACGAGATGCCCCAAAACGGCAGAAGAATTTATTTCCTATGAGTACGAAAGGAACCGCGATGGAGAGATTATCAGCGGTTATCCTGACGCAAATAACCACCATATTGATGCGTGCCGATATGCGACGGAATCGATATGGAGAGTGCCCGGCCAAAAGGGCAAGAGCGAGTATACCCCCATTTGGAACAGATAGGACGGTGAGCGGCTATCAAAACATATAATGACCTTGTGGCGGTGGGTGAGGACGAAAAGGCGCGGATGGAATTTATCCGCAGAGCGATCAACGAGCACCGCGAATCCCATGCATATAAGACGGCGGCGGATGCGGAGGAATACTATAACGGCATGAATCCGACTATCAACCGCTATGAAAAAATCATCTACGATATGCAGGGGCGCAGCCACACGGATATGTGGACGGCAAACCACAAGCTGGCCAGCCGGTTCTTCGGTCTGGCGGTCGATCAGGAGATTTCCTATCTTCTGGGTAACGGTGTGACCTTTGCGGAGAAGGAAACGCCGAGCAAGCTATGCCCGGACTTCGATCAGGAAGTCATGAATGCGGCGCGCGAGGCGAAAATTGCGGGCGTATCCTTCGGTTTCTGGGATTTGACGCATTTGCGGGTGTTCTCCCTGCTTGAGTTTGTTCCCCTCTACGATGAGGAGGACGGCGCAATGAAATCTGGTATCCGGTTCTGGCAGGTGGCACAGGATAAGCCCCTGAGAGCGACGCTGTATGAGATGGACGGGTTCACCGAGTATTTCCAGCCAAAAAACAAGAGCATGGAAGTAATGCAGCCAAAGCGTAGCTATAAGCTGATCGAGCGCAAAGCGGAGGTTGGCGAAACCGAAATCTATGACGGCGGGAACTATCCGAGTTTCCCCATCGTGCCGCTGAAAAACAATAAGCGGTGTCTATCCGAGATCGCAGGAAAGCGCAACACCATTGACGCGCTGGATTTGGCGTCCTCTAACATGGTCAACAACGTGGACGAAGGGAATCTGATCTATTGGGTCTTGTCCAACTGCAACGGCATGGACGACCTTGACGACGCGAAATTTGTGGAGCGCTTGAAAACCACGCACGTTGCCCACGCCAACGGCGACGACGGCGCGAAGGTGGAGAGCAAGACCATCGAGGCCCCCTATGAGGGCACGAGCAGCACCATTGATATGCTGAAAAAGAAGCTCTATGAAGATTTCCAGTGCTTTGACGCTGCGGCGGTATCTGCGGGCAACCAGACGGCGACCGCGATCAAGGCCAGCTATGTGCCGCTGGATTTGAAAACGGATAAGTTTGAATCCGAGGTCACGCGATTTATTGTTGAGATTCTGCGCCTGGCAGGCATTGAGGATCAGCCGAGTTACACGCGTAATCAGATTATCAACAAGAGCGAGGAAACGCAAAATATTCTGCTGGGCGCGGCGTATTACGATGACGAATACATTACAAAGAAGCTGCTGACCATCAACGGCGACATTGACCAGTACGAGGACATGGCAAAGCGGAAGGCGGCAGAAGAGATTGACCGGAGTTTTGCTGAGCCGGATGCGCCGGAGGTGAACGGCGATGGCAACCAGTGATCTTGGCCACAAGCTGACCGACGCGGAGCTTGCGAAGCTGGAACGACGCATTGGGAAGCTGTACCGCGAAGCGGGGGAAGAGCTGCAAGCTACCATCGACGCATATTTTGAGCAATTCAAAAAGCGCGACGAGGAAATGAAGGCGCTGATCGGCACCGTGCATAACGGCAAAGAATGGACTGAGTCCGACTATAAGCAATGGCGGCTGAATCAGATCGGGCGCGGGGAACGCTATCAGGCCATGCGTGACAAGGTGGCGCAGCGGGCGACCGATGCAAACGCCGTGGCGGTGGCCTACACAAACGATGCAACGCCCGGCATCTACTCTCTCAACCGCAACTATTCGGCGTATACCATCGAGCAGGTCGCGGGAAACGTCGGCTTTGACCTGTGGGACGAGCAGACGGTCAAGCGGCTTATGGTAGAGCAGCCCGATTTAATGCCATATTACCCGCCGAAACGCGCCTTAAAGCGTGGTATTGACCTCGAGTATGGCAAAAAGCAAATTACCAATAGTGTCACCAGCTCCATCTTGCAGGGCAAGAGCATCAAGCGCATGGCGGACGACTTGCAAAAGCGCATTACCACCATGAGCCGTGATTCCGCTATCCGCACCGCCAGAACCGCCGTGACCGGCGCGCAGAACGCCGGACGCATGGACAGCTACGCGGCGGCGGAAAAGATGGGGATAAAGCTCAAAAAAGAATGGGTGGCTACGCTGGACTCGCGTACACGCCACTCTCATGCCATGCTTGACGGCGAACAAGTGGCGCAGGACAAGAAGTTTTCTAACGGTTGCCGCTTTCCCGGAGACCCACAAGGGCCGCCGTGGGAGATATATAACTGCCGCTGTACGCTGATCGCCGCTGTGGAGGGTGTAGATACAGCTTCGGCGCAGAGACGCGCCAGAAACCCCGTTACCGGCGAGACTGAGCTTATCCAAAACATGACGTATCAGGAATGGGTGCGTAGCAAGCAAAAGCAACAAAAAGCCGTTGAGATTGAGTCGGTTTTGCGGTATAATAGTATTATACAAAGCTATACCAACATAGATACGGAAAAGGTATATTCCGCCGCGAAAAGCGGAGAGCGCAATAGAGGTGTTTACACAGACGCAATAAAGAAACGGAAGAAAAATCTTGAAAAATCTATTGCGTCACATACCGCTCAGGCTGAAGAACACGCCCGAAAGGTAAAAAACCCGGATAAGTACGATACAGGATGGAGCGAGAAAGACGACCGGCAAAAACAAGGCTTACTTAAAAAGTGGGGTAAAGATTTGCAGCGCAACGCAGAACAAGCAGAGATCGAAATAGAAGTGTGGAAGGAGCGTTTTGGAAATGAGCAATGATAGACTATATGATATTGTGACGGCCATTGTCGAGTCAGCAGACGAGATAAAAGGGAAAGCCAAGGCTGATGCGCAGGACTACGGCCAACTTTTGGCGTATGCAGAAAGCCTGAGCATTATCCGTGACGCCTATGATGGTGATTTGTCAGAAATCGGTCTGAATTTCGACATTGACAAACGGTATCTATGAGTGTTGAAATTCAAGACAACAGCGGAGAGGTTTCTGCCGCGATCAAGGCGGCGCTGCTGCGCGGGCTTGAAAAGTGCGGGCTGGTGGCAGAGGGATATGCGAAAAGGCTGTGCCCTGTTGACACCGGCAATCTGCGGAACAGCATTACCCATGTGGTAGACGAGCAGGAACCGGCGGCGATCATCGGAACGAACAATGAGTATGCCGCTTACGTCGAGCTTGGCACGGGCATTTATGCCGAAGGCGGAGGCGGGCGGCCTACACCGTGGGTGTATCAGGACGCAAAGGGCAACTGGCATTACACACGAGGCAACAAGGCACAGCCGTTTCTGAAACCCGCTGCCGCCGATCATGCCGCACAGTATCGGGACATTTTGGAAAGCGAGTTGAAAAATGGATAACGAGACCATCAAGGCTATCGAGGCCATTATCCGACGCGGCAATGACGCAGAGATACGCCGAAAAGGCGACGGGTACATTGTCTTAGAGGTCAAGAAAACAATCAAATACAGCACTTCTGCGCAATAGGGCGCGGGAAAGGGCAATAGGAGCCAGCTTGTAAGGAACGCTTACAGGTTGGCTCTTTTTCTTTCGGTAAAACCCGCGAAGCATAGCGGTTTTTATACAACGTTCGCCCCCGAAGAATTGGGGCCGAGGAAAAGGAGAACGAATAACATGGCAAAATTTACGAGAGCGGAAATCAGAAATATTCTCGGCGACGCTTGCACCGAAGAGATCGAAAATCGCTTGGTTGCGCTGCATCTGGGCGTGGTCGACCCACTCAAGGACGATCTCACAAAGTATAAGGCGGACGCGGAGAAGCTACCCGGCGTCCAGAAGCAGTTGGACGACCTCAAGGCGACGGGTGACGGCGGTTACAAGGAGAAGTACGAGAAGGAACACTCGGCCTTTGAAGCCTTTAAGACCGACATCACGGCAAAGGAGAGCAAGGCGGCAAAGGAAAAGGCCGTGCGTGCTTACTTTGAGAGCAAAAACATCACCGGCGCGAATCTCGACCTTGCGATGCGCGGCTGCGGCGAAGAAATGGCCGCATTGGAGCTGGACGGCGATAAGATCAAGGATACTAAAAGCCTTGATGCACTCGTAGACGGCACCTACAAGGGGCTTGTCTCCACCACGCAGACAAAGGGTGCAAATCCCGCCAATCCCCCGGCGAACACCGGCGGCGCAAAGACCCGCGAGGACATCTACAAGAAGGACGACAAGGGCCGCTATGTAATGTCCACGTCAGAGCGCCAGCACGCGCTTGCTGAGTTGATGGCAAGCGAAGCAAATAACTGATTTTGAGAAAGGAGCTACTATGGCTGCTAAAAACAATGTGACCACTACCGGTCAGTTTTCTACCTCCGTCCGCGAGGTCGATTTTGTAACGCGATTCGCGGACAACTGGGACGCGCTGCGCAACATTATGGGCATTATGCGCCCTATCCGCAAGGCACCTGGCACTAAGCTGGTGTCTTACAAAGCCAGCGTTGACGGTACGCTGCAGGGCGGCACTTCTGTTGCCGAGGGTGACGAGATTCCTTTCACCAAAATGAAGGTGGAGCCGGTCTCCTACGCTGATATCGAGGTCGCCAAGTACGCCAAGAGCGTAACACTGGAATCCGTTGCCAAGTACGGCGCTGACGTGGCCGTGGAAAAGACCGACGATGCTTTTCTGGTGGCTCTCCAGAATAAGATTTTGGGTGAGTTTTATACCTTCCTGGGCACCGGCACTCTGACGCTGAGCGAGACCACATGGCAGCGGGCGCTTGCTATGGCGAAGGGCAAGGTGCTGGACAAGTTTGCGGGTATGGACAAGGACGTTACCGAGATCGTTGGTTTTGCCAACATTCTGGACGCTTACGACTATCTGGGCGACAAAGAAATTACCGTGCAGACCGTTTTCGGCCTGAACTACGTGGAGAACTTCCTTGGCTACCGCACCCTGTTCCTGCTGCCTGACAAGTACATTGCACAGGGCACGGTTATTGCGCTGCCTGTGGAGAACATCGACCTCTACTATGTTGACCCCGGTGACAGCGACTTTGCCAAGCTGGGCCTGAACTACACTGTTAAGGGCGAAACCAACCTGATCGGCGTCCATGTCGAGGGCGATTACTCCCGGGCTACCGGCGATATGTATGCCATCATGGGCATGAAGCTGTGGGCGGAGTATCTGGACGGTATTGCCGTGGCGACTGTCGGCGCACAGACGCTTGGCACGCTGACTGTGACTTCTGCCGCTGGCACTAGTTCCGGCAACACCAAGATCACCGTGTCTCCCGCAAAGGCCAACGCCGACAACGTCTACAAGTACAATGTCGGCTCTGCTGCCGAAACCGTGACCTACGGCCAGAACGTCAAGACGTGGACTGCTTGGGACGGCACGTCTGAAATTACGGCGGCAAACAGCCAGGAAATCACCGTCGTGGAAGCCAGCTCCGACTACAAGGCGCTGAAAGCTGGTAACGCCACCGTGACGGCGAAGTAACAGGAGGGCGGCGTAATGCTTGAGCAAATCTTGCGGCACTTAAACAACTGGTTTCTTGTGGATATTCACAGGGGCGTGTTTACCGTGGAGAGAGGCGGCATTGCGCTGCCCTTTCTCCAGAATCGGCAGTTTTTCCGCATTTCTGGCTCCGTTTTTAATGATGGGCTGCATCAATACCCCGCCTATGATCTGTTAGATGAGACGTTTGACGGATCGATATGGGCACTGGCTATACCGAACGCGGTAATTGAGTTGTCCGAAGAAATTGAGCAATGGCAGCAGAAAAACGGAGACATCATTTCCAGTCCGTTTACCAGTGAATCTTTCGGCGGCTACAGCTACACCAAAGCAAGCGCTGGTTCGGCAGGAACAAGCGCAGTAACCGGCTGGCAAGACGCTTTCCGGAGCCGGTTAAACAGCTGGCGAAAAATCAAGGGGGTGGAACCGTGAGCCTGTTAAACGATTTTGCCCGAACGTGTATTTTGCTGGAAAAAAACAGAACACCAGACGGGGCGGGCGGATATGAAACGACGTGGATAAACGGCGCGGAGTTTTTGAACTATCAGGCGCTGGACACTTCCATGGAAGCACGCAGAGCAGAAAAAGAGGGCGTTACAAGCGTTTATTCCGCGCTTGTTAACAAGGCTGTGCCCATCGAGTACGGCGATTATTTCCGCGACAAAACCACAGGAGACACATACCGCGTGACTTCCAATCCGGAGGAACGCTCTGCGCCAAAATCGGCAGGCCCGATGATTCAGGGCTTGAAGTTCTTCACAGTTGAGCGGAAGGAGCTGCCGCAATGACGAAAGACAAGGCTCTGCATGCGTGGTTCTCGCAGTTTTTGACGGCTTATCCCACCTCCAACGTACCGGAAGATGCAACGTTTCCGTGGCTAACCTATGAACTCATTACTGGCGCATTGGACAGCGGAGAAATCAGCCTGACTGTAAATCTATGGTACTACACGGAAAGCGAAGCTATTCCAAACGCTAAAGCACAAGAAATCAGCACTGCAATCGGTTACGGCGGCACGGTGATTCCGTGCGACGGAGGCTATATCTGGATCAAGCGCGGAACTCCGTGGTGCCAGAACATTGCGGACGAAACCGATAAAAACATTAAGCGGCGATATCTCAATATTACCGCTGAATACCTGACTGAAAATTGAAAGGGGTTTGCATATGAGCAAATTTACCGTAATCCCGCAGGACACTTTCGAAAGCTTGCAGCTTGACGCCGGTGTGCTGCTCAAGTCTTTTGACCCGTCCTCTGTGGCCGCGCCGAAAGACAGTGATATTATTTGCGCCACCACGGGCGGCATCAACGCATCTTGTACACCGACATACTCCGACATGGGTGAGGACGTGGATAACTGCCCCGCGAACTTGATGGAACTGAAGCATCTGGACGGGTGGGATTGCAAGATGAGCTTTACGTCTCTGGGTACATCTCCCGCCGGTATCAAACTGGCGCTGGGTGCGGCGGACATTGATACCACCAACACCAGCAAGATCGTCCCGCGCAGAAACCTGAAGCAGACCGACTTTTCTGACATTTGGTGGGTTGGCGACCGAGCTGACGGCGGCGTTGTTGCCATTCAGCTGAAAAACGCTCTGTCTACCGATGGGTTTTCCATTCAGACGTCCAAAAACGGAAAGGGCCAGATTTCTGTCGGCCTGACCGGACATGTGTCTATCGAGGCACAGGACACCATGCCAATGGTCTTTTACAGCATCGCACCTGAAACGGAGGGAACCTAATGAAGCTGTCTGAAATTCAGGGCGAACGCGTTTTTGACGTAATCGCCGACATTATTGACCCTATTGCCAATATCGCCACCAGTGAAAGCGCTTCCACGCTTTTCAAACGCGAAAAGTGCCCGGATGGAATGACCGCCAAAGCCTTTATGGCGCAGCGTATCAGAAAAGCGCTTCCAACACTTTTGAGGGAGCACAAGGCTGATATTATTACGATTCTGTCCGCTATCGAGGGTATAAGTGCCGAAGACTATAAAAAATCGCTGAATCTCGCCAAATTGATGCAGGACACCGTCGAGCTTTTGACGGACGAGGCATTTTCAGAGCTTTTTGTTTCGGCGCAGAGCGAGACTTCCTCTGGCTCTGCGCAGGAGAGTACAGGGGAATCAAAAAATTAAAGCCGTTTTTGCAGTATTGTCTTGCAAAATATAAAGATCGGCAAGACAGGCTTGTTTATCGCGTCTACGTGACCGACGCACTGCGCATTATTGCGGAAAATACGGCTAAAAACGTGGGAGGCTCTTATTTGCAAGCACGGTATGCGGATTTTGCTGTGCCGCAAAAGGAAGAAACGCGCACCAGTGATGAAGTTATCGCGCATATGAAATCTGTGATTGGCAGTTTGGAGGTGGTTGAATGAACTTACTTGACCTTTTTGTAAGGATTGGCGTTGACGATCAGGCAAGTGAAGGAGTTGAAACGCTTTCCGGTAAGCTCAAGAGCGGACTGAAAACTGCTGCCAAAATCGGAATGGCCGCTGTGACGGCAGCCACCGGCGCGGTCGTCGCTCTCACAAAGCAGGCGGTTGAAAGCTACGGCGAGTATGAGCAGTTGGTAGGCGGCGCAGAGCTTATGTTTGGCGATGCGTATGATTTTATCGCTGAAAAGGCTGAAAGCGCGTACAGCACCGTGCAAATGAGCATGAATGACTATTTGCAGCAGGTCAACGGGTTCGCGACCGGGCTGAAAACAGCGCTTGGCGGAGATGAAAAAGCGGCGGCAGAATTGGCAGACCGTATTATTACGGCAGAGGCCGATGTTGTTGCCGCAACAGGCAATACGCAAGAAGCCGTACAAAACGCATTTAACGGCATTATGAAATCCAACTATACCATGCTTGACAATTTGCAGCTTGGTATTACGCCCACAAAGGAAGGATTTCAGGAAGTCATCGACAAGGTAAACGAGTGGAATGCCGCAAACGGGAAAGCTACCTCCTACCAAATTGACAATCTTGCTGACGCTCAAAATGCGCTGGTTGATTACATCGAAATGCAGGGCCTCGCGGGGTATGCCGCGAATGAGGCGGCTGGCACCATTCAAGGCAGCGTTGCGTCAATGAAATCGGCATGGCAAAACCTTGTTCTGGCTTTTGCGGATGACCAGGCGGATTTTGACGCCCGCATGAATGCATTTGTCGATAGTGCTGTTAATGCAGGCCACAACCTCATTCCTCGAATTGAAACAACAATTCAAGGCATCGGAAAGTTTATTTCTTCGGCATCTGAAAAAATCGTCCCAACTGTAGTGCAGACAATCTCCGACAACCTCCCGCTTATTTTAACCGCTGGCGTGGACATGGTTTTTGCTCTTATTGATGGGATCATGAATAGCTTAGACGGGCTCATAAGTTGCGCATTTTCCATTATTAGTACGGTTGCTGATAAAATCACTGAAAACACTCCAGAGTTGGTTGCGGGCGGCGTCGCGATGATTACCGCCTTGATAAGCGGCCTTGTGGAAAACCTCCCACTTCTTTTAAAGGCCGCTTTGCAAATCGTCATGGGGCTGGCGCAAGGGCTGCTGAGTGCTCTGCCGACACTAATTGCGGCTTTGCCCGAAATCATTACGGGTTTAGTCACAGGCCTGCTTCAGTTCGTCCCGCAGATTATTCAAGCAGGAATCACGCTGCTCACGTCCCTTGTGGGGGCGCTACCGGAAATTATCACCGCGATTGTTGAGGCTCTGCCGCATATCATTGATGGCGTCGTTTCGGCGTTAATGGAGTCTATTCCACAGATCATTCAGGCTGGAATTGACCTTTTTGTAGCTTTGATTCAGGCTTTGCCCGAAATCATCACGACGATCATAGCCGCCATCCCGCAGATTATCGGCGGCATCATTGACGCCGTTGTTGGTAACATCGATAAGATTATTTTGGCGGGTGTGCAGCTGTTTGTGGCGCTCATCGAAAATCTACCCACCATCATTGTGGAAATCGTTAAAGCCGTGCCTAAAATTATTACAGGAATTGTCGAAGCGTTTGACGGCCTAATGAGCCAAATCGTTGATGTTGGCGCAAACTTGCTGAAAGGTATCTGGAACGGCATTAGCGATACCGTTGGATGGCTGAAAGACAAGGTTTCTGGTGTTATTAACAAGATTAAGAGTTGGTTTACCGGCAAGGATGGTTTTGACGAACATAGCCCCTCTAAGTGGTCGAACAACGTGTTCCGCCGCGTGATGGAGGGCGCGGCCAACGGCCTTGACAGCGGACTTCCGGCGCTGATGCGCAAAGTCGACGGTGTAACAGGTCAGGTCAAAGACGCTATGGCTTTTGATATCGCGGATATGGGCGTTAATGTCAGCGGATATGGCATGTCCGGATTTCAGCCTGCTTACGCTGGCGCAGCTGCACAGCGGCCTATTACCATTCCCATTACGCTGGAGCTGGACGGCACAACGCTGGCCAGACGGACGTATCTCTACAATCAGGCGGAAACTGACCGTCGCGGAAAATCGTTTGTGAGGTGACCGATGGCAAAAACGATCACGATTAACGGCGTTGATTTCACGCCGTATTTCACGCCGACCGGCTTTTCCTGCTCTTATGAAAAGATCGACGGCGGAAACGGCGGCACGATGAAAAACGGGGATGCCCTTGAGGACATTGTCGCGGTAAAAGCGCGTGGGACTGCGGTGTGCATGCCACTGACAGATGACCAGCAGTCCGCGCTTTTGTCCGCGCTTTACGATGAGCAGCCTGTTTTGCTACGCTATTTTGACCCAAGAACCGGAGAATACCGCGCAATAAACGCTTATGTGACTACGGAAAGCGTAGTGTATCGCGGCAAGGGCGCAACCGGCGTAGAATACTGGACGGGGCTTGCCGTTTCGTTTTCTGAGGTGTAACGAATGAACAGAATCACAACGCTGACTGACGATTATACGGATGGTAATATTGAATCTGTAGGCGCTTTGCTGGTGGAATCCATGACAGGCGCTGAGCTGGGATACGACACGTTCAATGCTCAAATTGATCCGACATCCAAAGTCCCGACCATTATTAAGCCCTCTGACGCGGACGGCATTATGTCCAGCGACCAGCTGATACTTGGGTGCAGGCCGTATTTCTCCGCGCTGACCTCCGACCCTGCGCAATATAAATATGGCCGGACGGTGCTGTATTACCACGACAACGCGCTGATCGGCAAGTTTTACATGCAGAAGTGTATCCGCGTGAAAAAGCACCTGTATAGTATTTCTTGTGTGTCTGCCGTCGGAATGCTGGGAAAATCAAAGCATTACGGCGGGCTGTATTACACGGGCAACGATACGCTATCAAGCGTTGTGGCGGACATTATTGGCGGCCTTGTCCCCTATACGATGGACGAAACCATTGCAAACCAAAAAGTGTATGGCTGGCTCCCTGTGGCAACCCGGCGCGAAAATCTCCATCAGGCGCTTTTCGCGCTGGGCGCTACGGTAAAAAAGGACGCGTCCGGCGATATGTTCATTACGGTGCTGAGTTCCGACACGACGACGGAAATACCGGACAGTCGGATATACACCGGTGGTTCGGTGGAGTATCCAGACGGCGTGACAAAGGTCTCCGTGTTGGAACACGCTTACTTGAACAAGGGTTCTAGCGACGAGCAAACAACGCTGTTTGAGGGTTCTGTTATCCTTCCGGATAATCCGTTTATCTCCCCGAAAGGCGTGTCTTTATTGGGCATGCTGGTAGAGTTCTCCGAGCCGATGCATGATTTGAGCGTTGACAACGGGGCTATTTTGGAGAGCGGCATCAACTACGCTATCGTATCGGCTACCGGCAGCGCCACCTTAACCGGCCACAAGTACACGCACACAACTGTTGAGCGGTTTAAGGGCGACGTAAACGCGGACGAGGACAACACAGTAACTGTTACAGACGCGACGCTTGTCTCAAGAGCCAACAGTAGCAACGTTGTTGAGCGGCTCTACTCCTATTACACCAGCGCTAAAACCGTAAAAATCGACCTTGTGTCGCGGGGCGAGCGTGCCGGTGACGCGGTGAGTTTTACCGACCCTTACGGGGACGCCACATCCGGGCTCATCAGCGAATTGACGCTTACAGGCTCGCACGTGCTGAAGGGCGGCGCGACGATCATCGCGGACTACGCGCCCACATGGGGCAACGACTACACCGATGTTATCGTTGTTACATCCTCGCAGACGGTCACGCTGCCGGAGGGCGCGACAAAGTGCCGCGCGGTTCTGATCGGCGGAGGCCACGGTGGCTCGGTAGGCGGAACTGGCGGCAACGGAGAAAAGGCCGCTTCCGGCGGCTATAAGAAAGGCGGCGCTGGTGGACTTCCCGGCGAGGCTGGGTCTGGTGGCCGTGTGCTGGAACCAATTATCGGCGAGAACTGCGGCGGCATGTCGTTTGTTTGCGTAATCGGCAGCGGCGGCGTTGGCGGCACACAAAGCAACCCACAAGGCAGCGCGGGAACAGCATCCACGATGGCTTACAGCAAGGACGGAGATCCTATTGTTCTCACTTCTGACGATGGCGCACCGTCGTATTCCGGTTTCCAGGACTTTTTGTCACCGGCAAGCGTATATGGCGCGCCGGGCAACTCTGGCAGCCCGGGCGCAAAGGGCGGCGGCTCTGACGGGGCGGCTGGCGAAATCGTTTATAATGGCGTGACGTACACCGGCGGCGCTAAAAAAGGCGATACGTCAACGGAGATCGGCGGAAGCGACAGCGGTACATTGGTGAGCGGAAGCCGGTGGACAAGCTATACACCCGCGATATACCTTACGGTCACTTACGAAGCGTCCGGAAATTCCGTTACTTTTAACGCAACGGTCAGCAAGCCAAGCAGTTATTACGAGTATACGATCTACATAAAGATCACGCTGGGCGGCAGCTCAAGGACGATATCGCTACAGGGCGACAAGTCGTCAGGTTGGACGTCAATGAGTGGGTCATGCACCATCAGCGGAAGCGGCTCATGCTCCGTTGTGATGTGGGCATCGGGCGGAGACAGAACGTCCCAAACAACGATGTACAGCGGCTATGTTGACGCGTCTGAGCCTTACACGCGGACATACCACTACGGATACGGAAGCGGCGCGGTCGTCGCGGCGAACGGAGAATCCACGGTAGGCAAGGCTGGCACAAAGGCGCTCGCTGGCGCTGCTGGTGTAAACGCGACCGTCGCGGGAACCGACGCGACAGTACGCGGTTGCGGCGGCAATGGCGGCAATGGCGGTTCTGGCGGAGGCGCGGGCGGTTATTACCAAGACAGCGACGGAAGCAGCACAAGGTATTATGATGGCGGCGTTGGCGGGCTTGGTTCCGACGGCGGCGATGGAGCGGACGGCATCATTTTGATCTATTACGGAACGGAGGCGGAAAATGTCTCAGATTAACATTGGCGGGACAACGTTAAGCTTTAAGGATTCCTCGTTTACCGGCGACCAGTGGGAGAGCGTGGCGAGTTGGGTACTCAACGGCGGCGCTGAAACCACCGAAGTTTACGCGAAGGAGGCCAAGTCTTACGCGGTGGGTGGCACCGGGCTGCGCACCGACGAGGATACCGACAACGCAAAATACTACAAGGAACAATCGGCAGCCGCCGCGACCAAAGCGGAAACTGCCAGCAACCACCCCCCGCGCATTGGAAGCAACGGCAACTGGGAAGTGTGGGATTTTGACACTGAGAAATATGTACAAACAGAATACCCGTCAAAAGGCAGCGTGTCAACCGTTCTTGGCCTTTATCCAACCATCGGTGCGCTTGAGGCAGCACATCCGGAAGGAACTGCCGGTAGCGCGTGGCTTGTTGGCAGCGCATCTGATAACGTTGTCTACCAATGGGACGTTGACAAATCCGCATGGGTAAACGTGGGAAAGCTGGCGGGCCCTCAGGGCGCGCCAGGCGAAGATGGAAAACCTGGCCCACAAGGCCCCAAGGGCGACAACGGCAAAAGTGCATACCAATACGCCCAGGAGAGCGGCTATTCCGGTACTGAGACGGATTTCTGTGACGATCTTGCCGACGTAAGCACAAAACAGTCCAAGATCACGGCCAGCGGCATCCTCAAGGGCGACGGGTCGGGCGGCGTGAGCAAAGCGACAAGCAACGTGGACTACGCCCCGCCATCCGTGTCCGCTGCCGCCACGCTGACGGCGGCGGGGTGGAGCAACGGCGTGCAGACGCTGGCTGTCTCCGGCGTGACGGCGACCGCCAACGGCAGCCTGCGCATTGCCCAGAGCGCCACCGACGAGCAGTTCGCCGCGTGGGGCGCGGCGCAGCCCCGTG